TGACCATTTAAACTTACGGTTTCTACTTTTACATCAAAATTATTGTCTAGCCCACTAACGGTTACAGTTCTTGCACCAGTACCTGCTGCTGTATCATCAGTAGAAGAGCTAGATATATAAAGAGTTGAAGCTGAACTTAAATATGGATATAAACCACCTTGAAGCCATACGGTTGTTAAACTGGTGCCGACAGCAGAATTAAAGCCAAACTTGTGTACGCTTTCGTGAAAGCTTATTTGTCCCCTTGCTACTTGTAGTTCAAAAGGCTCAGAAGTACCAACCCTTGTAATTGATGATACTTCCTGAGCCATGACTAAGATGTAAAGATAGTAACTCTGTCAATATTACTTAATACAACATGAATGCCGGATGGAAACAATACACCAGAATCTGGAATATTTAATGTTTCTGTATCGTTAGCATTACATGGAGCAATGAGCAAGGTAGATCCACTAACGGACCCATCTCTAAAAGTTACTGTTCCGTCAGATGCGCCGCCAGCAATAATGTAACCTCTGAGTCTTGTTCTATCAGAAGTTAAAGAAACGCCACCAGTGGCGCTACTTGTAGCTGTTGCGGTTTTGACATCTGAGCCAGTAATTCTACCTGCCATAATGTGCTCCTATTAAGCGATTGTTGCTAGTACAGATGTTAAAGTTTCTGCTTTCCAAGTAGAGTTAGTGCCATCGTCAGCAACACAAGTTAGCTTTACTCTTCCATTTGCAGCAGTAGTAGCTGGAATGGTAAGAGTGTCACCTGCAACGTCTGAAGCTGGATTAGCAGCTGCACCACCCATTAGTTGTAAAGCACCGTACCAATTTGATACACCGGCTCCGGGCAATACAAATGTTACAGTTTTACCTGAACCAACTGCGGTTGTTACCAAAAATTCGTAAGTAATACCAACATTGTCTGTGCTTAAAGCTGGCATGTTAACTACGATATCGTCAGTTCCGTCAATATTAAAAATAGTTCCAGACTGATCTTTGGTTAAAGTTGTTGTAACAGCAGCACCAGTATTAAGTGTTGAATTATCTACAGTTACTCTAAAGTTTGGTCTTGCATCGTAAGTTGCTTCTACAGTAATTGCTCCTGTAGTTGCGTTCTTTGAAACGGATTGAAATCCATTCTCCGATCTTACTGGACCTGAAAATGTTGAATTTGACATATATAGTCTCCTAAATTATGTTGCATTATCTTTGGAGTAAGTCTGCCGAGCCAGTTAATGCAACGGTTTATCTCGGTTTATAGGTACTATACTACTGTTAAGATTGTCTATCAATAGGAAGATCATCGGATGCTTTTTTAAGCAAGTTGTGACATTCCACAAGATTTTGGTAGGAACTTTTTATACTTTCGTCTTTACCAAAATGATCTATCATATCCTGACCTATCATTTCAATTAAAGCTTTAGCAGTTGTGATTCTGCCAGTAATATCTTTTATCTTTCCTTCTGGTTTCATAAGTTCTTTTATTTCTCTCCTCTGCCTTATGTTATAGCCCTTCAACCAATTTGCAACATTGATCTTCTTTTTCTCAAACTCAGAATAACTTTCCCACTCACGAATTTGATCTATGTTTCTGCCGCAACCTCGGCATATTTCGTCAAAAGGAGCCATTGATGTAGAACATACACCAACACAGGGAGAGTTTGCGAGACTTATTGTCTCATGTAGTGCAATTTTCATGCTATAAACATTATATGCTTACACATTATAAAGCTAAATTAATGTAAAAGTAAATGTTTTGTTGATTTTATTTTTTACCAAAAAGAAAGGGAGCCGAAGCTCCCTTTGCATTTGTAAGGATTACCTTACCCCGAAAAACGGTTTACGCTCCTTTTGAGCCGAAAACACATCTTGGGTCAGAAACACCGAAAGAATATCTCTCTCTAGCTTTGAATCTGACGTTGCCAGTATCAAAGTCACCTTCCATAGAAGTTGAAAGAGGAGTTCTTTCAAAGTATTTGAACCCATTAGGTGCATCAGTCTTAATAAAGAAAGCATCTGGATCAGTCAAGAAATGATTAACGCTATAACCCTCTGGCAACATTCCCATGTTTTTAAGAGCGTTAATATCGTTATCAGATGTTCCAACTCTACCGTTAGACATTAAAAGTCTATCAGCCACAAATTGTAATTGTGGTGGAACGATAAGCTTTTTACCTTGGATTGCCAAAGTTAGATTTCTTTCATCTACGAAAGTAGAGATGTCAATCAAAGCATTCTCAAGTGAAGTTTCGTTCAAGTCGGCATCAGTTGAAGGCTCATTTCTGAAAGTTCCGCCATACGCTAGTGGGTGGTCAGTAGCACAAAGCTCTTTACCATCACCAAAGGTGAAGCTTGAGTTAAACGCATTGTTTAACACAGCTGCAGCTTTGATCTGCTTGGTATGAGCCATTGATCTAGCCAATGCTCTTGTGTACCTTGCTCCCAATCTATCGTATAGATTATCTTCTACTGCTTCTTCTGTTAATGCAAAAGCTAAAGCAATTGTCTCGTGTGTGTAACGAGCTGTGTATGCTTCTGTAGCATTGTCAAAAGAAACGCCTTGCCCTTCGTTTTTAACTGGGGCATTTCCGAAACCGGTAAGCATTACCTCTTCTTCAAAAGCTCTATCTGAAGATTCTTGCTCATAAATTTCTTCGTGTTCTTTTTCGTATCTATCGTATTCAAGACCGAAAAGAGCATTTAGACCGGGTTCGAGTTCTTTAATAAGTTGACTTCTTGAAATCGCCATTATTAGACTCCTACAGTTGTAGCATAAAAATGCTCGTTAATTTTCACAAGAAGATTCACGTTAGCTGAATCTGAACCTGTGCCCAATGTGTTATTGCTAGGGTCTGAAGAGACTCCAACAATACGTAATTGTGCAGATGTCGCTGCAGTAGTTCCAGATATTTCTACCTTAGAAACACCACTTTGAGCATTACCAGCTGTGTAAACAATATCAGCGTTGTTACCAACAACTGTTTGTTGTACACCTGAGGTAGCTGCACTTTGAACCTCGAATATAGCATCCGGGTCATCTATAACACTCGCAACAATATCTGAAGCAGAAATACTGCCCGGATATTTATTAGAGAATGTTGGTTTACTTGAAGTTGGATCTGTATAGAAACATCCGTTAAATACGCCAAGAATAGTATCACCAGCTGCTGCTGCAGTGATAGTACCAGTGTTTAGCATTTTAACAGGGTCACCCATATAGATCGCTGTCGTTGCGCCTGAAGCAATTGAGTATTGGGTTTGTCCTCCATTTTGAATAGCGGAACCAACCGACCCAACAGGTTTCAAGCCAAACGGTGCATCTTTATTAGCCATAAAAGACTCCTATTTGTTATGGCAATCAGCTATCTTCAAATTTTTGCTGACCACCAAAAGTTACTCTACTTTGTCGGTCAGGTTTACTTATTGGCATAGATGGATGTTCATTCCTCATTAGATCATTGTCCACAGCATCCATTTGGTTCTGTGTTTTCTGCTTATAGTAAGCATTCCTTTGATCTACGAGATCTGTATCAATCTTAGCCAGCATTAAACCGCCGACTCCTACGTGACCAGCGTGTCTGCCATCATCCATAGTTGGTAGTTCTATTCCTACCTCCTCTGGTTTGACTAATTCATAACCTTCTCTGAATTTAGATGTTACATTTCTGCGATCTTCCTGACCTCCGAATTCGGCACGTATCCAACGATACTTTGTACCCGGAGGCGGGCTTCCTGCGTCAAGTGCAGAGCTTGGTTTCCAGACCTTTTTGCGTGTGCTAGTCTTTTCACGTGTGTCAGCGGATCTTGGGATCCGAGTTTTTCTATTGTTATCTTGGTTCATATTTATTACCTTTTGACAAACCTAGCGTATTCCTTAAGTGGTACATTTAGCTTTTTAGCCATTTCTACCTCTGAAGGTGTAAGCTTTATTTGCTTTGAGCGCCCAGTTTTTGTTATGCGTGTTGCTGAAGCTACCGTTTGGGCGGTTTTAGGAGCTTCTTTCACGTCTGTAAACTTTTGAGGAAAATTACTTTTCACTCTGCTGTCTATCTCAGAATAATACTCATCGCTTGTTGGGTCAAACCCTTCATCAAGCAAATCTTCATGAATTGCTTGAGCTGCTCTGGTCATTACTCTGTCAGTTCCGAACCATTGGTTCTTCTCTGCCCATTCTAATGCTTTTCGGTCAGGTTTTGCAACAGCTTGTTGATTAGCAGCATAAATTTGTTGCTGCTGTACTTGATTGCTTGCATAAGCTTCTCTTTGTTTTTTCTGAACTTCTGCATTTTGTTTTGCTATACGCAGCCTTTCTTTTTCAATAGAAAGTTGTGCTAACAACTCTTGTGCTTCAGCCATTTTGTCTATATCGCCTGATTCATAGGCTGCTTTATAAGAAGCTTTTACATCATTTACTTGCGTGTTGATTCTGGTTTCAAATTCTTTTTTGTAACCATCATCTAAGCTTGAATACTGTTCTTGCAATTTTTTATTTTGATCTTGCAAGCTTCTAGCATATTCAAGAGCACTCTTTTGCGCTCTCTCTGCTTCACGCCATTTTTTAGTCAGTTCATTAATTCTTTTTTGAACTGAGTTAGTGTGATCTTTTAACTCTTCTTCAGAACGAGAATCACCTGCTTGTTGCTCCTGAGACTCTTCTTGAGATTCTTGTTGCGAACCATCTTCAGAATCGTCATAAATTTCAACAACGTTCTCTTCTTGCTCTTCTACCAAATTTTTTTCTTCTTCTGCCATTTTGCGCTCCTTTATGTGCGAATATCATCTGGATGATGAATAGTTGCGATAACTTCGTCATCGTTAATAATACGAACTTCATGGTCGTCTTCTAAGCTTAGTCTACAACCTGCGTATCTACCAAAAATTATCCAGTCGCCTTCTTTACACCAAGGCTTTCCTTCAAATTTACCTTCGTCTGTATAAGCAAGATCGCCAACTTTTAAAACATAGCCTACGGTTGAGGCAACTGCTTCTCTATCAACGGTTTGCTTAGTCAAGACAATACCACCATCTGTCACGCCTTTACCTTTGTATGGAAGTATTAATAACCTCCAGCCAACAGGACTAGGCATCCTCTCTAAAGCTGATTTATCTAGTTTGGAAGGATCTAAAACAAGCTCCGATTCTTTAATGTATGCTTTTTTTAGACTTAAGTTATCCTTCTTCTCCTCTGTCATTGTCGTCTCCTTTAAGCAGGTCTTGTAATAATTGCTCTATGGAAGTTAGACCTGAAAGTTCTCCCATGAGGAACTGGTATTGCTCCATGTTCTTAATCCCTCCGGATAATAACACATTTTCAACACCATCTTTAGCTTTTCTTATTTCTCGCAAAGTTTTTTCTGCGATATATAAACCGCTCATATCTTCTCCTATCTACCAAAATTAAATCTACCTGCTGGCAACCCCTGAACTGGGGAAGCTGAAGGCATAGATAATTCTGATATTCTTCTTTCTAAATCTGCAATTCTATTATCGTATGAAACTGGTTGTGGAATGTTTTGCATTGATCTGTTTATCAAGGCTTGTATTTCTGCATCACTTCTTGGAGCTACTTGCGGAATATTTTCTATTCTTGATTGTAAGCTTGCAATTCCTTGTTGAAGACCTGAGGGATCAAATTGTGGAACACGGGATAAAATGTCTTGTCTTAAAGCACCAACATCAATTTGTTGGGGTTGTGGCAAACCAGCTATCTGTTGTTGTAATCCACCTATCTGTTGTTGTAAAGCTGTTGGATCAAATGTTGGAACTCTTCCCAAGATATCTGATTTTAAAGCTTCAACATTTATTTGAGGAGCTTCAGGAATATTAATTCTAGATTGAATGTCTCTAATAATATCTTCTCTGTCTATTTGTTGTTGAGGAATTTCTGGTAACTTAAGTTGAGATTGAATATCTCTTATTAAAGACTCTCTGTCTAGTTCTTGTGGTTTTGGTTGTGGTAAAGACCCTAAAATGTCTTGTCTTAATAAGCCAATATCTTCTTTGGTTAAAAATTGTGATGTATCTATGTCTGTTGGTGATGGTAAATCATCTCTAGTTAAAAACTTAG